TAGTTTTTAGTAACATCTATAAACCTTGGAGGATTGTAGTTGTCTGTAAAAAATAAAAGGTTCCCAATCTTATCCGTACTTGAAATTAAATATGCCGAATTAAAATTTAACGTGGTATTGTCACCGGTTCCGTCGTCAATACTTACCACGTGATAAATAAGAACGTTTGTCAATATATTAAACGATACAATTAAATCAAGTTTACCTGTATCTCCGGATGGGAAATTTGAATCGTGAACAAACCAATACAAAGTATCATTGGCGGTATCAGAAAGGGCTCCAATGCAAACGGCTTCAGTACTTAGAGAATCTCCTGTAACAATATACAACAAGTCAGTCAATGCGGTATTGCCCTTAGTGTTCTCAATAACACCAATCTCTGAGTTCTCAGTAGAACCCATACGAACGTTAAGAGCGTCAATATATTCTCCGTTTGGAACAATACGCTCATCGTACGTTTTGTTCATCCGGCCACCGGTAAAGTTTCTTGTTATGTTTGCCATATTATTTTATCCACTTGTCCATACCACGAAGATTCATCAACAATCTGCCGGGGTGAATATTACTCATTCTGATTTTTGCATTTGCAAGCAAAGCTTTTCTTTCTTTTCTTGCGCGGGCTATAATGTATTCTTGAACACCAAACTTAGAGCTTAGTATTTCATATTTAATTGCCGCGTAAATATACTGCTCAAAAAGCTTATTGACTGAAATTAATGAGTTGTCTCCTCCTTCCATACCGTCAGATATGTATTCAAGAATACAACTTTCACCCGACATAGACGAATCAAAATTGATTACTCCTGCTTTCTTGTTGATATTAAAGGTGGGATTGAAGTTTGCAGTCTCAGTGTTTAATCCAAATGCAGCTCCTATCTGATAGTCAAAGTACCAATTTCCGTCATAGTTCCATCCCCAAGCACCGTCGTATTGATGGCCTTGGTTTAGGTATATGCTCTTTTTGGTGTGTGTGAGTCTATCGTAATCAATGTTTGAATACTGAGGCTCAAGAACGTTTCCGTTAATATCAAACAAGATGTTGCCATTGTTGTCTTGCAAGTATGCTCTTGATGATAACGTCTGAATGTTTTCAGTTAATGGACGCAATAATCCATCTTTGTACAAAGAGATACGAACCCAATTCACATAATCCGATGGAAGAATAAATCTTAACGAATCAGTTACGGTAAGTTCCAATACCTTAATTTCTTTGAACGCATCATAGTTAAGCTCTTGAATTGCACGCTTGGCGTGAAACAAAATCTTATAACGCTCCTCATTATTTACAAGAGAGTGATTGCCGGTATGCATCAACATAAAATTGTTGACGATATCAAATAGACTTACGTATTGGTACGAACCCCAATTAGCATCTTGAGGAGCATTTCCATTATTTTCGTAATATTCGTATTGTGAGATATATGCCATAGTCTATTATTGTTGTTGGCTAAATGTAGGTTGTTCGTGTTGTTCTTGAGCCATAGCAAATTGAGTAACCTGTTGCTCTCTAATTGAAACACCACAGTATTGAAGAATCTTCATTACCAATTTAAACTCATCTTCAGCCGGCATCTCAAAGTCTTGATAGTCCGGTTGAGATTGGTCAAATACAGGCTCACCTCCCGCAAGAGATATATACGTCCATTTAGGTACTTTGGGGTATCTGAAGTAAACGGCTTGCACTTGCCCGGGATATTTTATTGTTGCAGGATAAATTTTAAATATTGAACCTTCTTCAGTATATGCAGGAAATAAATTGGATGGAGCCGTAAGCATTGAATTGTTAAGCATAACAATCTTTCCTGCACTCACTTTTTCTGCATCTTTTATATTAGCCGCGGAAAAAATATAGTAATCCACTCCTGAACTTCCGTTGAAAATATCAGCGCTCAAATCTAATGTTACAGAATCTGCAATATCAACAACTAAAGCAACTTGGCTTGTAGCTGAATTAGAAACGATATCTCCTATTTGAACACCTAACGTGAAAAAATCTACGGCGGAATCTATAAGTTGGTCTGTACTTATAGATGTGTTTGAGCCTCCATAAATAAAAGTAGGATACACAGATATTCTACTAACCAAATAAGCTTCATCACCCGTCGTGGTTACCGAGGGGACAAAAAAATTATTATTGGCAGAATTAATAAGAAAGTTAGAAACAAGAAATGACTCCATAGTTTCAGCCAACGCTTGACCCAAATCAGCGTAGTCGCTGCCTGATTTACGTGCGTTTTCCATAACAACTGTCTTGTTGTAGTTGCTGAAGTACTCCTCAAATACCTCCAACTGAGCTTGCTTTGCGTAAAGGTTAAAGTCAGATGGTGAGATGTAGCCGTAATTATTTTTGTTCAGTACAGATAGGACCGTGTTTCTTACTGAGTTTATCATCGTTACTTTTTTACAAATATAGTGAAAAAAATAAGGGCCCGAGAGCCCTTACTTTTCATCACACCAAATCAAATGTATCACACATCTAATATCATCTCCAACATTTTAAGTCCGTCAATACCTTCATCACTCTGAAGGAATGATACTGCGGTTTCGAATGGGTCATTACCAAATGGTATTGAGCACATCTTCTTTTTGTTGGTTTGTGTATTATACCACAACTCCTTATTACCTCTTACAGTAAGGAGATTATTTTCAAAGAATGTTCTGACCTTAGCTTGGAACTTCAATTCCGGGTCATTAATCGCGTCTAAGAAGTCTTGAGGATATCTCTTAGCAAAAACTAAGATGTCTCTTTTAAGCTCAGCGGTAGACACTGTAGATGGGTCTATTCCGAATAGGACGCGGGTCAACATTTCAATTTGTCCAATATCAAGCTTACGAGCTTCGATTAAGGCATCAACTTCAATGTTAAGGTCTTCTACTTGGCTTGTAGCATCTTTCTCTCTATCCACTTCAGCAAACACAAGCCCATTGTGCGGGTGGTAGTGCAAAAATTCTTGAAGCACAGGATTGGTTTTTGGAACACTAAGCAAACCATCTTCAAATACGATTGGTTCTAAAATAGCGTTGCCATCTTGTTCATCCTCAAACGGGGACTTTTGATTCACTGCGTAACGCAGTACTCTGTTTTGATTTTTCTTTTCATCGTACCACATCAATGAATGACGTGAACTTGTACGTGAAGCCAATGTGTAAGACAGGGGAGACCCTGAAATTAGTCTGTAGACTTTGTCCGAAGGACCTTTTAATTTTGACATTTTATTTAGATTTAATTTGATTCTTATAAAAAGGAGCGTGTCTTTGAAGACACGCCCCCGTTTAGTTTTGGCTAAGGATTATCCGAAGCGGAACAACATAAAGTTGTTAGCACCCAAGGTACATACGCAACGCTCAGAAAGGAAGTTGACCTCCATTGCATCTAAGTCGCTTGTAGCAGCACCACCGGCAGAACCTGTAATCCAAGTCTTGTAGCGACGGTCTTCCGCTTCAGTAGCGCGGTAACGTACGTGCAAGAATGGACGCTTAGCGTTCTTACCCATAATTTGGTCATACACTGAAGTAGAACCTGCAGGAACTAACAAACCGTTAACTGTACCTGTAGCGGTAGCAACAGTTGAACTTAAACCTCCACGCATTGTAGGGTCGTTCAAGTATTTCCAATCAGACTTGTAGAAGTCATAACCACGACGAAAACCGCTGAACCCAAGGTTCAATGCCATCTCAACATCGTTGTCAAACAATCCGAAAGAAGCTCCGTTAGCAGAACCTGTTCCGTTGTAACCGTTTAAGGTAGCCAACATATTGTCAATGTCAAAGCTCAATCCACGGTTAACGAATACTACGTTCTCTTCGATAGCACCTTGACGGTCTAAGCGAGTAACGATAGTGTCCCAATCCGGAAGAGTAGTAGGGTTACCTGCACCCCATACGTTACCACGGTTGTTAACTACGTAGAAGATACCTTCAGAACCAATCAAACCTGTAGAGGTAGCGTTGGTTGTGTTCAACATTGGAACCGCTTCAATCATAGCAGTCTCTAAGTAATCTTCGAAACGAAGACGAGTCTCGTGCTCAGACTTCAAATACCAAAGGTATCCTGTAGCACCGTTCTCGGTAGTTACTTCAACCCATCCGATTTGAGCCATATCAGACCCGTTAACCGCATACTTATCTTTGATGATAATAGGGTTGTTAGAGTAGATAGTGTCTTCAGCTTCCAAAGAACCAACCATTCCGTTAGTTCCTTTCTTAAACTCAGAACCGTAAATGAATACAGTACATTGAGTAGAAACTGCGAAAGCTTGACCTGCTGCTTCGTAGTAAGCTACAGTGAAAGTACCTGCTACTGTTGCGCTACCTGTTTGGGTAACTGCAGTTACAACCGCTTTGTTGAAAGTACCTGTTGAGTTGTTTTGAATCATAACAGTTTGTCCAACACGGATAGCAACTGTAGCGATTCCCGAGTTAGTACCTTCGTTCACAGTGAATACTGCGGTGTTTGAACCCGCAGCTGCTGCTGAAGAAACGTTAGTGTACTTAATGTGAAGACGACCTTGTTCTGCCCATTTGATTTGGTCAGAGTTAGAAGGCATCTCAGCACCTACCATTCTTAAGAATGATGAGATTGTGCGATTACCATAACGCTCAAATTCTTTCTCGTAAGTATCAGGAAGATACTGATTCAAGAAGTTGAAGTTAGTGATGTAGTTTGTTTGCAATGCAACCTGTTCCGCAGATGGTTGTAGAGCAAAGTTTGGGGTTGTAAGAACTTGTCCCGGCATTTTTTCTAAGTTTTAGTTTTATACTCTTTTTGCACTACGAATTTTTAAATTTCTTCCGGAGTCAGGATTCATAGCTCTAACCTGCATTCCGTCTGTAGTCTTGCCAACTTCCGGTGTTCTACGCTCAGACATATTTATGTTCTTTATCTTGCGTGTCACATCGTCGGTAGCATCGGCCATACCTTGCTCGTAAAAGAACTTTGCAAAGCGGTCCGGATTCATAGCAATTGATAACGCTTTGTGGTATCCGGCTGCGTCTTTGATTAGCCCGCTCTCATCCAAATACTTCTGAACAAAGTTTTGTGGAGTTGATTGTACTTTTCTTAACTCTGCCGCATCTCCCGGAGAGAATGTAAGTTTTCGGTTATTCACGTCGAACTCAAAACCTTTGAACTCGTTGCTGAACACCTCGTTTGTCTTTTGGTCAAACCATTGACGCTTACGATTATTCTCCTCTTCTATCGTTTTCGCTTGCTGCATATATTGCTTGTAAGCATTGAACTCTTCCTTTTCACTTTCGGATATACCTGCCGCACTTGACTCAAGGGGCATTTTGTATTTTTCCTTCTGTTCATTGAAGTATTTCTTCGCTTCTGCAATAGTCTTTTTTCTTGCGATTTTTATTTTCTTAACTGTTGACTCATCATCAAGGTCTTCATCAAACCTGTAATCATCCATCAACGCGTCAATATCCTCGTTGTCAAGTCCCTCTTGAGTCGAACGAAGATATTCTGATAAAAGTTGGTCACCATCCATTGATTCAAAATCCTCTTTTAATTTGAGGAAGTCTTCAAAACCACGCCCGGTTTCCTTCTTGTACTTCATAAAAGCCGCCACGTCCTCAGGCATTTCTTCAGCCTGTCCACGTTCAGCCATCAATTCATCAAATGAATTGATTTGCTTGTTGTATCTTTTTCCAATATATGAAAGAACGTCTTCTTCTCTTAGTTCGGGTAGATTGCCGCCTTCATCATCTGCATTTGCTGCGCCTGCCGGTGATTCATTAGAACCTGCACTTGCTGCTGCATCTGCTGCTGCTTGAGCTGCCTCGTGGTTAGCAAGCAACTCGGCTTCCTTTTCAGCAACACCTTTTACTTCTCCCGTTTCTATTACTCTAACTGCTTTAAATTCCATTGTATTTAGATTTGATTTGTTGCAAATTTATACAAAAATTCGTTACGATTTTAACGAGGTTCAAATTCACCAAAATCGAAGCCATCTAAACTATCTTCATTAGATTCAAAGTTGAGAGACGGTAAGTTGTTTTTACGTTGCTCAATCAACTTAGATTGCTGCGTATTCTGAATACTTATCCTCTTGTCCTTTGCGGTTTCCTTTTGCATATCACGCTGATTTAGAGTGCCTGCTTGAATCTGAGCAAGTTGTTGGCTATACTTAAATTCTTCAGCCATAAGTTGAGTCTTGAGCATAGCTTCATTCTTCATCTTCTCAATATCAAAAGCTACCTCAGCTTGTTTGATTTGCATCTTAGCTTGAGATTCCATTTGAATTTTTTGCATAGCAACTTGACCTGCCATCTCTTGAGATTTAAGTTGTTGCTCAGAGATAAGAGCCTGCTTCTGCATATTCATCTTTTCTTCTCTTTGCTCCTTCTTAGTCCTCTTCAGCTTCAACAATTGATTTGCAAGTTTAAGATTGCGAATCTCTCTGATGTCAATAGCATCTTCAATATCAATGTTTCCTCTTGACAATGCCACTTGAATATTCTGTTCAAGCTGAGCCTT